GTTTTGGGAGCCGGCAGCCGATGTCCGCGCCCGCGTCCGAGGCGGCGTCGTTGCCGCTCAGGTAGAACGCGCCGCGGTTCTGGTCCTGGCCGTAGTTGCCGCCGACGCGCAACACCACGCCCGAGGCGCCGTAGTAGCAGTAGTCGCAGACGTAGGTGCTCTCGCTGCCGGAGACGGCGTTCGGGTACAATGCGTACTCGAAACCGTCCACCGTTGGGTTCGTCCAACCAGAGATCCACCCGCTCGTGCTCGCTCGCGTTCCCACGGTTGTTCCTCCTCCGGTGTCGCTGAAGTTGGCCGGATTTTTGATGCAGTTCACGTTTACCCCGGAGAAGTAGATGCCGTCGCACCAGTCGTACACGTTGTCCCACAGCCCCTCGATGTGCCGGTACTGCACGCTGCCGTAGGTGGTCCGGCTGGCCGCGCTGGTGCCCGTGTGGTAGGTCATGGCGTCCGTGGCGCCCATGTTGAACTTGTTGTTTCCGGGGGAGCAGCCGTAGCCGATGGTGGCCTGGCTGTTCCAGTTGGCGTACTCCACCAGGTAGAGCATCATAATGGTCCAGTACATAGCGAAGTCGTACTGCCAGATGGTGCTTCCCAGGTTGTGAATTGCTGTTCTGGCTGTTGCCCTTGTGATATTCCCGAGCGGCTGACTCCCTGCCTGGGACTTGTATGAGGTGTTGCAGTGGTACCGGCCCACATACACCGCGTCCCGCTCTCCATGGCCGTCTCCCCGGTCCGCATGGGCGGGGGAGACGTGGAACCCGTCCTCCGGCCCGTCCGCGATCTGCAGTTTCATGGTGTTTCCGCTGCGGGCCCACTTGTACCAGTATTTCGGGATCTTCACCAGTTTCCCCGCCGCGGCGTCGTCCTCCACCACCATGCCGCTCCATGGCATGAGGTTGTCAAAGGGGCTGCTGCCGTTGCCGTTGTTCACGGCGGGGGTGGGGTTCGGGAACAGTTCCGCCGCGTCCGTCCGGCTCCAGGCGGTGGAGGCGGTCCCGTCCCATTCCACGCCGTATACCGCCGTGAATTTCACCTGCACGCTGCAGGTCTTGTCCGCCGGCGCGTTGTGGTTGGCGTCCGCCGCCACATGCACCGTCACCGTGGCGTTCCCGTTTTTCAGCCCCGTCACAGTGACGGTGTTCCCGCTTACCTGCGTGCTCACCACGCCGCTGGGTTCGCTGCTGGCCGTGATGGCCCCTGTCCCCGCTCGTGTCACGGTGATGCTCTTGGTGGGCGTCCCCGCGTCTACCACCAGGCTCTCCGGCTGCAGGGACAGGCTCCCCGCCGCCTTCTGGATGGTCCCGGCCACGGTCTTTGCCTCCGTGCCGCCGCCCGCCCACTGGGTCCCCACCGTGTCTTTCAGGGTAAATATGGCGTCGTAACTGCCGGCGTCCGTCCCTTCCGTCTCGCCGCCCAGGGTCATTTCCCCCTGGTCGTACCCCGTCCACTGGGGGGATTGCGCGCCCCCGTTGTAGGTGAGGCTCCCGCTTTGGGTGGGGACTGGGATGGACGCTTTGGCTACCGTGATCGCCTGTGTGGCCTCGGCGGTGACCCCGCCCCTCGTTGTCGTTGAGTGTCCCCCCCCCCCCCCCCTCCTCCAGGGCGCCCGCCGGCGTGTAGGTATACCCGGTGACGGCCTGTGTGATGCCGTACGCATAGGTCGCCGTCACCACCATGCCGGCCGGATTAAAGGTCTGCCCCGGCCGGTAGTTTACCTTTTCCGGCGGCTCCGTGATGGCGATGGACACCAATTTGATCCCGCCGCCTCCGCTGCCGCCGCCCAGGCTGAAAACTTTGCTCATGTCTCTGCTGCCTCCCATCTGGTGAAGTTGACCGTGATGGCCTCCTCCGGCTCTGTGTCACAGTGGAACACCAGGGCGCCCGCCTGGGTGATGCTGTCCGCCGCCCGGACGTTCCCGTTGTTCCACGCGCTCCTGCTCCCGTCCGCCGGTCCGCAGAGGTATGCGTACCCCTGCTCCGCGAAGTTACTGTTCTGTGCGGTCTGCTGCCCGTCGCTCCACCCCTCCGCCGTCAGGGTCACGGTGAAGGTGATGGCCGGCGTCGGGTCCCCTTTCGGCCCCGTTGGTCCCGTGGCGCCCGGTCCCCCCGCGGGCCCTTGCCGCCCCGTCGGGCCAACCGCGCCCTGCGGGCCGGTCGGGCCGGTGGCTCCGGTTGCGCCGGTGGCGCCGTCCGCTCCTGTCGGTCCGGTGGGTCCCTGTGGCCCGGTGGGGCCTTGTGCCCCGTTCTCGCCCGCCGGTCCCGTGGGTCCCTGTGGTACCGTGAAGTTGAATACGGCGTTGTGGGTGTCCCCGCTGTTGCTCACGCTGGCCTGGGTGCCGGGCGCTCCTGTCGTGGTGTTCCCAACGTCCACGCTGGCCGCGCCGCCTGTGGGTCCGGCCGGTCCGGTCGGTCCGGTCGGTCCGATGCCGCCCTGGGGACCGGTGGGGCCTGCCGGCCCTGTTGGTCCCTGGGCGCCCTGGATGGTTCCGTTGTTCTTCCAGGTTTCGCTTACCGTGTCCCACACATAGATGTCATAGGGGGCCTGGGCGCCCACGCCGTAGGCGTCCCCCTCCTGGGGACTTGTCTGGGCCTCCTGCAGCGCCGGCAGGTCGTCGTAGTAGCCCTTCACGATAAATCCGTTGCCCTGTGGTCCCGTCGGTCCCTGCGGCCCCTGTGGGCCTGTCGGGCCGGTCACGGCCGGTCCCGTGGGTCCCTGGGCGCCTGTCTGTCCCTTGGAACCCGTCGGCCCCTGTGGGCCGGTGGGACCTTGCGCGCCCTGCGGGCCGGTTGGCCCAGTCTCTCCCTGTGGGCCAGGAACGCCCTGTGGGCCTCTCGGTCCGGTTACGGCCGGCCCGGTGGGTCCGGTGGGTCCGGTCGGTCCTTTTGGCCCCTGCGGGCCGGTGGCGCCTGTCTCGCCCTGTTCGCCGCCCGGTCCGCCCGGTCCCTGTGGCCCCGTGGGGCCTGTCGGTCCGATGCCGCCCTGTGGGCCGGTGGGGCCTTCCGGTCCTGTTGGTCCCTGGGCGCCCTGGGGGCCGGTGGGGCCTTGCACGCCCTGCGGTCCCGTTGGGCCGGTCTCTCCCTGCGGGCCGGTGGGTCCCATCACCTGCAGCGGTTCCCATTTGCTGTTCTCCGGGTCCCAGAAGTAGGCCACATACTCCTCGTCCGTGCCCACCTTGTAGCAGTCTCCCGTCTGCCCCGTGGGGTGCGCCCGTTCCAGGTCCTCCAGGGTGGGATAGGTGCCGTCGAACACCAGCCCTGCGCCCTGGGGGCCGGTTGGGCCTACCAGGGAGGCAAGCCACTCGTCCAGGGTTCCCGTGAACCCCCGTTTGACTGCCAGGCCGTATGCCGTCAGGTAGTAGGGGGGATTTTCATACAGTCCCATCTCTTGCTCGCGCCTCCTCGCCGATGTACCCCTGGGCCGGGTCATACTGCCCGCAGAACCAGCGCAGGAAGGTACCGTAATACTCGTTGTAGATCTGCATGGTGTTGCTGTACTTGTTGTACTCTCCGTTGGCCTCGTCGATCTTGGCCTGGAGGTACAGGGTGTAGATGTCGTCGTGGGGCGGACCTACCAGCAGTTCCGTCTCCAGGTCCTCCGGGTAGTTGTAATGGAGCGCCCGGATCTCCGCCGGCGCCAGCAGGAACAGGTCCGCCGCCATCTTTCCCTCCAGGGCGTTCAGCCACTCGAACTTTACCCGCTCGGTGAAGGCGTTGGGTTTCACATCGTCCGCCCAGGCAATCGCCTCCCGGATCTTCATGTCCCTCCACCTCCCCGGAAGAAGGCCAGGTTTTCCAGCATCCGCTCGTTTCCCGGCTCCTCTGCCAGCGCCCGCAGCGTGGCCTGCTCCGCCCGCCCCAGGTCGCCCAGCCGGTAATAGGCGTAGGCCATGGCGTCCCACGGATAGGCGCCCCACGCCTTGTCCTCGTTGATGTAACTGTCTGATTTCTTTTCTATGGCGACGGCCCTGGTCCCGTAGTAGATCACGCCGTCCCAGTCCTCCGCCGCATAGGCCACTTCCTCGGCCTGTACCCACGGCTCCCGCGTCTCCGGGCACTCCGCCAGCGCCCGCAGCGCCCATACCGCCGCCTGCCTGCGCTCCCCTTTGTGGAGATAGCAGCGGGAGAGAAAGCGCATGGAGGCGCATCGCTCCGGCGCCCAGGTTGCCGACGGCATGGCCAGGTGGGCCTTGAGTTGCGCGATGGCGTCGTCATAGCGCCTCCGAAACATGTACTCCCGGCCCAGGTAGTGGGCGTTCCGGTCGTCCTCCGGTGCCTCCTGCACCGACAGTTCCAGCAGGGGGAGGTACCCCGCCCGGCTCTTGGTCAGGTCGGGGTGGTGCTCCAGCACGATCTCCCGGCAGGCAGAGACCTTCCACGCCTTCTTTCCGTCCGTCCGCCGCAGCACCTCATGGACGGGGTGCTCCCACTCGAACACCCCCGGCGCATGGATCTTCTCGTATAGGAAGGACGTGCCCGGCCGCCCGGCCTCGTCGAAGTTCCAGATGTAGGTGTAGCGCATCTGCTCCGTTCCCGCCGTCCAGGCCCGCTCCAGCGCCTCCCGCCACCCTGGGCGGAAATATTCATCCAGGTCCGTACATACGCAGATGTCCGTGTCCGCCGGGACCAGGGCCAGGGAGTGGTTTCTGGCCGCGTCGAACCGCCAGGGGGATATGATCTCCTGCCGCACCGTCACGCCCCAGTCGGCCAACTTTTCCACCGTCTTGTCCTCGCTGCCCGTGTCCAGGACGCAGATGCAGTCCGCCTCCATCATGGAGGACACCCAGCGGTCCACGAACTTCTCCTCGTTCTTTGCGATTGCGTACACGCAAACTTTCATACTCTGTCCTCCATAGGAAAAGGGCAGGGGCAAGGATGCCCCCGCCCTTCTTGGGTCAGTTGTTCCGCTCGCTTAGTCCGGCAGTTCCTGTCCGCTGGACACGCCGCCCACGGCGGCAAAGCGCCAGTCGTTGAAGGCTGCGTTGAACCGGCTGCGGCCCCGCCACACATTGGCGTCCGTGTTCTCGTCCACGGTGGAGCGCACTGCCAGTTTCACGCGGTCGTTCCACACGGCGCCGCCGTAGGTCTGGTTGTACTTGCTGTCCAGCAGCACCCAGGGCTGCGTGCTCGCCGTGATGAACTGGTTCAGGTAAGACCAGATGATCACCGTCCAGCGGCCGTACTGGTAGTTGAAGGCGTTGTTGGATGTGGTCGGCTCCTTGTCGGCGCCGATGGCCGCGAACACCGCCTTTTTCAGGCTGGCCACTTCCGGGATCAGGATGGTGTCCGGCGCCACGTCCAGGATCTCGTCGTTGTCGCCGCGGAACAGGTGCATTGCCGTCTCCATCTGGCCCAGGGCGTCCACGGAGAAGGCGTCGCTGAACAGGTTGCACTGGTTCTCGCCGCTCACCTTGGGCGGGTGGGCGGTGTTGAACAGCGTCACACCGTCCGCCGTGGTGAGGTCAAACTGCTTGCCCTTGTACTGCATGCTGGCCTGGGCCTTCATGGCGTTGCCGAACAGGGCCGCGCCGAACATCTCCCGTGTCCGGTTGTAAGAGGTCATAAAGGCCGCCGGCTGCTTGCGCAGGTCCATCAGTTTCGCGTCCTCGATCATCTCCGCGGAGATCTTGAAACTGTCCTTCCAGGTGTCGTACACGATCAGTTTGCTGAACCCTTCCTGCATACCGTCGGCAGGGTAGGCGCCGTTCTCGCCCACAGGTTCAAAGCCGCTCATGGCGGTCATTGTGGTCAGAAGGTCGCCGTAGTTCTCGCTGGTGCCCATGAGGAACAGGTTTTTCAGCACGCTCTGCTGCTCAAACTGCTCGCCCCGCTGCTCCAGGAACATACGGATAGGGGCCTGGCACTTGCCGTAAACGCTGTCGTTCAGGCCGCTTCCCTCGGAAAATGTGATTTTCATGGGTTAGTCTCTCCTTTCTCTCGAAATCAGCCGCCGCCACCGCCGCCGCCGGCTGCCGGCGCGGGATCTACCCAGCGGCCCCGCACGGTGTCGCCGTCTGCCGCGCCGGACAGGAACACCACCTCAAAGGTGCCGCTGCCGGTAGCCGGCTTGCTGGCCTGCAGGCCGCCGCTCTCCACCTGGAGTTTCGTGCCAACCACGGCGCCGGTCGCCGCGCCGGACAGGGTGGTTTCATAGATGCACGCCCGGCTTACGCGGGTGACGGGAATGGGCGTCCCTGCGGTCTCCACCGTAATATCCGCCATGCACAGGTAGGGCGGGGTGGTGGTCAGATCCGCGGCAATCGCCTCCAGGTGGCCCGTTGTGGCGTCCGCCGCCAGCAGTTGGCCGGCCTGGTAGGTGCCCTTTTCCGCCGGCATGTATTCCCAGGGCAGCACTGCCCCGTTGTCGCTCTTGACGGGTAGGAACATGGTAAAACCTCCAATCTATCGGTTTTTCTGCTTGTTGTAGTAGGCCTGGATCTCTGCGTCCGTGGCGCCTGGGTTGATCAGGCGGAACAGGGCCATCTCGTCCGCGGGTACCGCCGCGGCGCCGGCGCCTCTCTGGCTCCCGGTGGCCGTCAGGTGGTCCTTGCTGCGGGCGTTGTTCATGGCCTGCTGCCTGGCGGCCTCCGCCTGCTTGGCGGCCAGCGTCTCGAAGTTGGCCAGGCGGAAAGCGTCCAGGAAAGAGTTTCCCTTCTTCACCAGGGCGTAGAACTCCTTGGCCTTTGGCATATTCAGCAGGTCCTTCACATCGTTGATGGACGGGTCCAGTTTGTGGATCTCCGCGATCTCCTGCTCCACGCGGACCTGGGCGGCCGCCTGCGCCTGCTGGCGCTGCTGCTCGTCCTGCCGCTGGGCCAACTGCTGGACCTGCTGCATGGCCGGCGTCTGCTCGATCACCTTCTGCAGGGCCTCCGGCGTCAGCCGTCCGGCTTTCAGGTCCTTCTGCAGTTTCGCCGCGTCAAAGGCCTGTTTCCACTCGTTGAACTCCTCCATGGTGGTGATGGGCTTGCCGGTAATGGTGTTTTTCAGGGCGGCAGAGGCAAAGAAGGCGTCCATTTCTGCTTTGGACCTGTCCCGCTCGGCCTTCACGGCCTCCTCCACAGCCTTGTCAATGGCCGCCTGGGTCTCTGCCCGGCGGCGCTGGGCGGCGTTCTCCTTGCGCTGTTCCTCGGTCAGGGTCGGTTTCCCGCCGGCTCCCTTGTCGTCCGGCTCTCCGCCTCCCTCTCCCTCCGGCCCAGGCGCTCCGCCATCCGGTTCCGGCTCCTCTCCCTCCGGGGCAGGGGCGGCGACTTCCTGCTCTTGCTCGCCTCCGGCGCCGTCTGCCGGCGCCTCCGGGTTGGTCTGGGGGTCCGTCTCCGGTGCAGGATCCGTCTCACTCCCAGGCGCAGGGTCGGCGATCTCCTGCTCTTTCCCGCCTAATCCCAGGGCCTCATAGACCTGCTGCTCGGTAAAATCGGCCATAATGCCTCCTGTCCGGCGCTATGGCCGGCTGC